CATTGCCACCGAAAGACAGAAGGTGATCACGTTGACCACCAAAGCTAATGCGTGATACATAGTCTCTCCTTAAGAGAGGGGCCGAAGCCCCTCGTGTTACCGCTTGTAGCGAACTGCTACTGTTGAACCAAACACGTTGGTCACCTTGGCGAACACATCCTTGTTAGGGTATGTGTACATCCACTCCTTGGCACTGCTAAGTGTCCAAGCCTTGTGGGTCTTGACTAGGTCACCCCACTGCACTGTCACTGTATACATACAGTCTCCTCTCATCTGCTAGGCACTATTGCTTTGCATTGAGTACACATTAGCGTGGAAGGGGGGCATAAGTAAAGTTTGGCTGGGGACACCCCCCATCCCCCCACCCCCCAAGCCTGTCAATGGGTCCCCCCGCATACCCCATACCCCCTAACATGCACAAATAACCACACATTTTTCCCAAACTCAACCCAATTCTTATGTAAAGTTACCAAGTAACAATTCATAGCCGTACATCCTCTGCGCACCCGGGGTGTGTAATTGGCATTTTTAAACCCGCGAATTACACAGGGTCCCGCATCCGCAATTGTTGAAAAATCCTGTCCATCCTGTCCAATTACACAAGCCGGGTAATCCAAAAATATATTTTATGTAAAGTAAATCACGGATTGACTGTCGCGTGTAATTCGTGAAACCCAACACCCATGCGGGTTCCCAGCCATTAGGTACGTCTCGCCACCACACCCCATTGCCGATTTTGATCCCCGTCTGAAGTACCCCACCCCCTGTCCAAATTACACACAACCGTCGATTCTTGGACTTCTTGGACACCCCCCGGGTAGGATTCCTAACCTCCCAAGGGCGGAATAACTTGTTATGCTGCCCGACCCCTTGCACAAAGATATATTTTTCTGTTACATTTGCCACAACTGCCGAAGGAGCCTTCGCTGACATGGATGAATTAGTACCGCACATTGAGGAGAACATTCCTCTGCCACAGAACGCTAAAGAGGCGTTCCCTGAGTTGTCGCCTGCTGAAGAACTGCAGATGCGAGCCAATGTCATCAAGCTAATGTCTGACCTTACGGGTCAGCAGCTGACCCCTACCAAAGATAACGCCGCACAAGCTTCAGAGTTAGCTCGTCAGATGGCGTCTGATCCTAAACTTAGACCAGAATTTTCTAAATACCCTAACGAAACATTGGCGTTTCTTGCAGGTATGGTTGCGCAGATGAACGTATCTATCGTAGAAGAACTATCTGACCTAAAACTCTACGTAGTTAACAAACTTGTGCATGAAATAGAACACACACGCGACCCTAAAGCACGCCTTACTGCGATAAGGAATTTAGGTGAAGTAGACGGTGTAGATGCATTTAAGAAACGCTCTGAAGTTACACACAAAATTATGACTGCCGAAGAGGTAGAAAAAGAACTTTTGGAGACCTTACAAAGCTTAGAGAGTAAGGTCATTGACGTCGAAGCACGTGAAGTAATAAAGCATGAGTCAAACACTAACGCCTGAAGCTATTTTTAAGCTGCGGCAAGCTATGCCAGCTATGCCTGACAAGCAAAGAAGACGCACGTTAGAGTTATTGAAACGGTACGATGCCAACATGACCCAAGACATGGGTAAGGAGAGCTTTCTTGACTTCATCAACCACGTCTACCCAGGTTATAAAGTGGGACCTCACCATCTCAAGCTTATTCAAATTTTTGAGGATATTGCCGCTGGTAAGAAAAAACGAGTTATTGTTAACATCGCTCCACGACATGGTAAGTCTGAGCTCATATCCTATCTTGCGCCCGCATGGTTTCTCGGTAAGTATCCTCAGAAAAAAATTATTATGGGCTCTCACACGGCGGATCTGGCTGTTAACTTTGGCCGTCGCGTGCGTAACCTCGTTGGATCGGAAGCTTATAAAGGCATATTTCCGCAGGTAGAGCTGCAGTCTGACTCTAAATCTGCTTCTCGTTGGGGTACTAACTTTAATGGAGAATATTTTGCTATTGGTGTCGGAGGCGCTCTTGCTGGTCGTGGCGCTGATCTATTTATTATTGACGATCCTCATTCGGAACAAGAAGCTAAGACTGGGAGACCGGACGTTTTCCTTCCTGCTTGGGAGTGGTTTCAGTCTGGCCCTCTCCAGCGTCTTATGCCGGGTGGCGCTATCATTATCGTGATGACTCGTTGGTCCAAATTGGACCTGACGGGCATGATTGTTCAGCAAACTGAACGAAATGAAGACGTAGATCCGTGGGAAGTGGTCGAATTTCCTGCAATTAAAGACGACGGACAGGCGCTTTGGCCAGAATTTTGGGATGTTGAGGAGTTATTAGCCAAAAAAGCTGCTCTGGACATCCGTTATTGGAATGCGCAGTACATGCAGAAGCCTACTTCCGAGGAAGGTGCTCTGATTAAGCGGGAATGGTGGAAAATTTGGGAAAAAGAAACTCCTCCCGAATGCGAGTTCATCATTATGTCGCTCGATGCTGCGCAAGAAGCTACTAATAGGGCTGACTATAACGCTTTGACGACATGGGGTGTGTTCTACAACGAAGAAACACAGAACTTTGCCATCATCTTACTCAATGCGATCAAGAAAAGAATGGAGTACCCAGAGCTTAAGAAGTTGGTGCTAGAAGAATACAGAGAATGGCAGCCAGATGCGTTCATGGTAGAGAAGAAATCTAACGGATCGGCTCTGTATCAGGAGTTTAGGCGCATGGGCGTGCCTGTAGGGGAGTTTACGCCGGGCAAAGGACAAGACAAAATAGCGCGTGTGAACGCAGTGTCTGACTTATTTGCATCAGGCATCGTGTACGCACCAGACCACCGGTGGGCTAAGGAAGTAATAGAAGAGTGCAACGACTTTCCAGCCGGCACGAACGATGACTTGGTGGACTCAACGACGCTTGCGCTGTTAAGATTCCGACAGGGTGGGTTTTTACGACTTCCGACAGACGAGCCGGAAGATAATTTTTTAAAACAGTACCGCAAAAAAGCTGCGTACTACTAAGGATACATCATGGCGACAAATATGGACAAGGCTTTGTATGAAGCTCCCCAAGGACTGGATCAGTTGGGGGAGATGGAAGAGCCAATTGAGATCGAGATTGAAGACCCTGAGTCAGTAAACATTCGAGCAGGGGATGTAGAGATTGAGATTGAGCCAAAAGAGGACGATGATGAGTTTAGTAAGAACTTGGCGGAAGACATCCCTGAAGATGTTCTTGCCTCACTTGCAACAGAGTTGATTGGGGACTTTGAGTCTGACGTGTCTGCGCGTAAGGACTGGATACAGACTTACGTTGATGGCCTAGAACTTCTTGGCTTGAAGATTGAGGAAAGAACAGAACCTTGGCAAGGCGCTTGCGGCGTGTTTCACCCACTGCTGACTGAAGCGGTTGTGAAGTTCCAAGCTGAGACGATGATGGAGACATTCCCTGCGATGGGGCCTGTCAAGACAAAGATCATCGGCAAAGAAACTCCAGATAAAAAAGACGCGGCGGAGCGAGTTCAAGAGGACATGAACTATCAGCTTACTGACGTGATGAAAGAGTACAGACCTGAGCATGAGCGCATGCTCTGGGGCTTGGGCCTTGCTGGTAACGCGTTCAAGAAGGTGTATTACGACCCGTCGCTTGGTCGTCAGGTGTCTATGTATGCGCCAGCGGAAGATGTGGTCGTGCCTTACGGTGCTTCAAGTCTTGCTGATGCAGAACGTATCACGCACGTCATGCGTAAGAACAAGAATGATCTGAAGCGGCTGCAGCATGAAGGCTTCTATCTTGATATTGATCTGGGTGAGCCTACTCAGACAATGGACGAAGTTGAGAAGCGTATCGCAGAGAAGATGGGCTTTCGTGCAACGCAGGATGACCGGTTCAAACTCTTGGAGATGCAGGTCGATCTAGACCTTAAAGGCTATGAACACAAAGACGAAGACAGCGGCGAGAAGACAGGCATTGCGTTACCGTACATCGTCACGATTGAGAAGGGCACAACGAAGATCCTTGCAATCCGCCGCAACTGGGAGCCAGACGACGAACTCTGCCAAAAGCGTACGCACTTCGTCCACTACGGTTATATTCCCGGGTTCGGTTTTTATAATTTTGGCCTTGTCCACCTTATTGGTGCTTTTGCTAAATCTGGTACTTCTATTCTTCGTCAGTTGGTTGATGCTGGAACTCTATCAAACCTACCCGGTGGTTTTAAGACCAGAGGACTTCGTACCAAGGGTGATGACACCCCAATTTCCCCCGGCGAGTTCCGTGATGTAGACGTTCCTAGCGGCACGATGCGTGACAACATCATGCCCCTGCCATACAAGGAGCCATCACAGGTCTTGGCAGCGCTCTTAAATCAGATCATTGATGAAGGTCGCAAGTTCGCAGGCGCTGTTGAGTTGCAGACATCGGACATGTCAGCACAGGCTCCAGTAGGTACAACACTGGCCATCCTTGAGAGACAACTCAAGACGATGTCGGCTGTTCAGGCTCGCATCCACTACTCGATGAAGCAAGAGTTCAAACTCTTGAAAGAAATCATCCGTGACTACACTCCTCCTACATACAGCTACGAGCCAGAAGAAGGTGGACGACGTGCCAAGCAGTCTGATTACGATCAGGTCGATGTCATCCCAGTGAGCGATCCAAACGCCGCGACGATGGCGCAGAAAGTTGTTCAGTATCAAGCGGCTCTCCAGCTTGCGCAGACTGCACCACAACTCTATGACTTACCTCTCTTGCATCGCCAGATGTTAGATGTGCTCGGCATCAAGAACTACCAGAAGCTTGTACCAATACACGATGACATGAAGCCGCGTGATCCTGTTACAGAGAACCAGAACTTGCTTAACAACAAGCCTGTTAAAGCGTTCATCTATCAAGACCACAACGCACACATCACTGTCCACATGGCAGCGGCGCAAGACCCGCACATTCA